TAACTATTATATTTCACACATTAAAAACGGTTTATCATTTGGGTATATTATTAATATCCCCGATGGAAATAGTTTAACGGATGAGGAAAAAGACGATTTAGAATTTAAGATAAAGCAAAAATTAACAGGTAGTTCAAATGCGGGTAAATTTGTATTATCATTCAACGGCAGGGATGCTGAAATAACAGTAACACCTTTACAAGTTAATGACGCTCACAAACAATGGGAATACTTAACAAGTGAAAGCCGTCAACAAATAATGACATCTCACAGGGTTGTTTCTCCAATGCTTTTTGGAATTAAAGATAATACAGGTTTTGGCAATAACGCGGATGAGTTAGACACAGCACGCGAGCAGTTAATTAAATATGTTATTGAGCCTAAACAACGCTTTATATTAGAAGCGTTAGAAGAAATACTAACTTACTACGACATTAATTTAGAGTTGTACTTTAAGCCTTTAAAAGAGGTTACAGTAGCTTTAAACGACGAAAAAAAAAAGACTGATTTAGATTTGTTTATTGAAATGGGTAACGATTTAACCTATTTTGATAACGAGTGGCAATTAGAAAGTGTTGAAGTAGTTGATTATGAAAAAGAAACAGGTTTAGCTTTAGCAAGTACAGGAACTGCAACGCCTTTTAATAAATCAAGATTTGATTTAGCTGATACGATTACACGTTACAGATATGCAGGAAGTCACATAGGAGAAAGGGAATTTTGCAATAAAATGGTGGTTGCTGAAAAACTATATAGGATTGAAGATATAGAAGCTATGAATAGTAAACCTGTTAATGCGGGTTTTGGGCCAAAAGGGGCAAGTACATACGATATTTTCAAGTATAAAGGCGGTGTAAATTGCCACCACTATTGGGAAAAACTAACATTTAAACGTAAAAATGAACAAACCAAAGTAGATGTTAAGTCTCCGATAGCTATTGATAAAAGCGTTAAGCAACCCGCAAAGGGATTAGCAGGAGTAGAACCTATAAATATGCCTAATAGAGGCGCATTAAATTAATTATTATGCCTGAATTTTTATTTATTACACCACAAGAAATGGCATCCACCACCGTATTAGGTGGTAATGTTGACATTGACAAGTATGTTTTTTGTATTGCAAACGTACAATTAACTGTAATCGAGCCGTTATTAGGTACTGAGTTATACGACAAGATACTGACCGATGCTGAAAACGATGATTTAGCGGGTTTGTATTTGACTTTATATAACAATTACGTTAAGCCAATTACTAAAAATATGGCTACAGCAGAATATATTGAGATTGGTTCTTATATGGTTGACAATGGAGGTATTTATAAACATACAGGGGATAATATCGAAGTAGTAGATAAACAAGAAGTTTTATATTTATCAGGTAAGTATAGAAATTTAGCGCAAATGTACATTTTAAGATTTAACAAATGGATTTGTAACAATGTTATTGCTGAATTTAAAACTTATCAAGATGAAGTTAACGCTTCAAGACAAATGAAAGTGACTGCGGGTTGGAAGTTAAATGGAAACACTTACGACGATAGAAAATGGTATCTACAATAACAAGCGGTTACAATAGAAAATGTAAAGATAGTCAAGGCGGTGTAGATGAAATTTATCTATTCCCTTACGTAAATTATTCGAGAAGTCAAATAGTTACAGATGAAAATATTTTAGTAACTTTCCCAAATACAACGATTTATAAGTTTTATTCTAACGGAAATCCTAATGCAAATGAAACACAAGAAACGGATGGAGGAGGAAAGTATTTTAATCAAAGTTTACCGTTAGATTTACAATATAGCGGTAATCCTTTTGATTTAGAAAAGCTATTGAAAAAAGATTACAGAATTATATTTAGAGATAGAAACGGCTACTATAGAATATTTGGGCTTTACATTGGATTAGAGGCAACAAATCTAAATTATAATACAGGAAGTTCTAAATCTGATTTTAACGGCTTTAAAATTGATTTTTCAGGCAAAGAAGAAAAGCAAAGTTTCTTTATTAACGATTTAGAAAGCGCAGGTTTTTTTATAGATGAGTTAGACTACAGAATTTTAGAAAGTGGCGAGTACAGAATAACAGAAAACAACGAATTTAGAATTTTACAGTAATGGCAAATAAAAAGATAACAGAATTAGCATCAGCAACTACTCCTTTAGCCGGAACTGAATTAGCTGAAATAGTTCAGGGCGGGGTTAATAAAAAAGTAGCGGTTTCAGAGTTTGGCTCAGGCACAACTCCCGACCTCCAAGCCGTAACAGATGAGGGCGCAACAACTACAAACGCAATAGAAACAGGAAATATAATTGCTACTGATATAAACGGTGGTGACGCTCCTTTATATTTAAAATACGATTCTAATGACGGAATAGGAAAAATTCAAATTGAAGATACAGATACTAACAATATACATGAATTAAGGTTTGAAACACCTACTGCATTTCGAGATATATTATTCAAAGACGAAAGCGGAACGGTTGCTTTTTTATCAGATGTTACAGGAGTTTCAGATGGTGACAAAGGCGATATAACAGTAAGTAGTTCAGGTACGGTTTGGACTATTGATGCGGGTGCAGTTGACAATGGTAAAGTAGCAAGTGGAATAGATGCGGTTAAACTCGCTGACGGTTCAGTTAGCAATACTGAATTGCAGTATATTAATTCGCTTTCGAGTAATGCGCAGACGCAGTTTGAAAACAGAGTTAAATTTATAGGCAAAACAAATACAGCAGTAACAGTAACGGGGACAACGGCAAAAACTGAAATATTCCAGATTACAATTCCCGCAAATACACTTTCAGCAACAGATGTAATTGATATTCCTTATTTAATTGCTACAAAATCAGGTTCAGCAGGAACACAAACAATCAGTATTCAAGCATCAACTTCGGCAACTATTCCCGCAGGAACAACAGGGCAAATAGCCACTTTTACAACAGCAACAGCCATCCAATGGGTAAGAATGCAACGGTCATTTTTTATAACAGGCGGTAATATTGCGGGTTATGGTTTTTCAGCTTCGGCTTCTTTTGATATTGGTTCAGTAAATCAAGCGTTTAGTTCACAGGCTTTTGATGTAACGGTAACAAATTACATTTACGGCTCAATAACAAATAGTAATTCTGCTGACACATCAGTATTTAGAGCTGTTAAAATCACAAACTAATATGACATTCACAAACTTAACCTCAAACGTTTGGAACGCTACAACTGATAAATGTGCTTCGATTAGCTTAACTACCGATACTACTTTAACTGTAACAGGCGAAAAGGGGATTTTAAAAGTTACGACAAACGGATTTAATCTGTTTATTTCGGGGCGTAAACGATTAGGTATTGATTTAAATAGTGACAGTTTGCTATCGTTTGTAAATGTAAACGGAGTTTTATATTGGGACGTAATGCCAACGGAATTAAATGAAAGCGCACCCGAAACAGAACAAACAACAAACCTAAATTTCAACGGGGTTACAATTCCTAATTACGTTTCAGGTAACGGTTTTGGTGGGGTTAAGATTTGCGAAACTATTAACATTGCCGAATGTACACGTATAAACCAAAATGCAAATTTAAAAGCCTTTCAATTCAATTTTAGAGCGTTGCCAATTTCGGGATTAACGGAATTGTTTATTTCAATTTGGCGAAACAATAACGGAACGTTTTCACGTATTCACACTTTACCAATTACAAGCTATGTAATAGGCAACAATGAACTGATTTTACCGACTTCAATAGCAGTATTACAAGGGGATTATATCAGTATAGGTTATTCATCTACAACGGTGCAACCCGCATTTATTTCTATGTGCGCTGATTCAGTAGGCGCAAGATATGTTACAAGCATACCAACAACGGATTTTGTTTGGCTTACTAAATCGCAAAGTTTGAACTATGCACCTATTGTGGCTATAAAAGAATGAGTTTATTATTTCACATATTAGATGATAATAGAAAAGGTTTAGCGATTGGCGATAGTACTGTTGCTCAATATTTAGGTGGCAATGCTATTGCTTCATTTATCGATAATATGGATAGTATAGCTTTTGCAGGGGATAACATAAACCAACAATTAGCACGTTGGAACGCTTACCCTAATAAGGCAACTTTAGATTATGCAGTTATTCAAGTAGGATTAAACGATATGAATTTCGCAAATAATCTAAACGATATTACAACACGTTACCAGAATTTAGTTAATGCGGTTGCTCAACATTGTGATGTTTACGTTAGTTGTATGATACCTTGCAAGGCACGTTGGATTTTAATGTACGGTCAAACTAACGGATTGATTTCGCAAAACCTTTGGTTAGGATTAAATGATTTTATAATTAACGGTTGTACAAATGTAGTAGGACGTATTAATTCACACGTAGCTTTATTAAATGACGGCAACGGTAATTTAAACCCAATTTACGAGGCTTCAAACGACAAAATACATACTAATAATGCGGGGCGTACAATTAATGCTAATGCTATAATTCAAATCGCAATATGAAATGGCTACCGTTAATATTGCTGTTAAGTTGCACTAACGAGCAACTACCAACTTACACACCAGTAGTAGAAACGTTTGTAAATGACGATTTAACCTTTTTCAATGCGGTAAATGAAATGCGTTTGCACCGTAATATTGCACCGTTAAAAGGCGAAAAGCTACTTAATGAGGGTTGTTTACGTCACGCAAGTTATATGAGCGTAATTGACAGCGTAGGACACGACTTTTTTTGGCAACGATATGTGAATAGCAAAGCCGATAAGTTTGGCGAATTAGTGGCTTATAATTACGCTACACCGTTGGCGTATTTGTCAGCGTATGAAACAAGCCCAGAACATTTAAACGTTTTAATAAACCCGATTTATACACATATCGGAATAGGTAAAGTTAATGAATATCAATGCGTAAATTTAGCGAGTTATAAATGAAAATGTTAAAAGACACTTTAACGGTAAACGGCAAATGGTCGCAAAAAAGATTAATGACGTTCAGTAGTTTTTTTATTGCAACGGTTTACGCTTTTTTACCTTTAGCACAAGTAGGGTTCGACGTAAAAGAATTTGTATTTTTAGGCTTTTTAGGAGCTGGGGGCTTTAGTTTATTTAGAACGCAAAAAACTAATGAGAATATAAATAACGATAATACCACACAAGATGCCTAATTTAACACAAGAACAAAAAGATATAATCGAAATAAAGCACGAAATAGGACGTTTAAGACACCATTCCGAACTTTATAAAGTTGATATGTCAGACGTAAAAGATAGCCTTAAAGAGATACGTATTTTATTAGGCGGTTCTGCATTAAACGGAAATAAAGGTTTTATTGTATTAATGGAAACCATAGAAGAAAAAACAGACGCTATCGAAAAACAAGTCAAGGATATGCAAAAGGATATTGATAATGTCAAGTTTTGGGGGCGTGGTGCAGCGGGATTATTATTTATGACTATATTAGCGGTTATTAACTACGTTAAAGATAAGATATGATAACAACTAAAAAATTATTCGATGTTTACGGAACACCAAGTGATACACCCGATTATTTAGTTACAATAAACTTACCATATCCTATGCGTTTAGCGTGGGACAAAAATACAACCGTTACTAAAATGCGATGCCATAAATTAGTAGATGAAAAGTTTATAGCTGTTTTCAAAGATATCTTAGCACATTACGGACTGCCTGAAATACAAAGATTAGGAATTGATTTATTCGGTGGTTGCTACAACTTTAGAAAAATGAGAGGCGGTAATGATTATAGCCGTCATAGTTGGGGCGTAGCTATTGATTTAGACCCTGAAAGAAATCAGTTAAAAGAAACATCTAAAACAGCACGTTTTGCACGTCCAGAATATAAGGCAATGATTGATATATTTTACAAGCACGGGTTTTTATCTTTAGGTGTTGAAAAGAACTACGATTGGATGCACTTCGAGATAAAATAATTTCCTTATTTAGAACGTTTCTAAATTAAAACGGACATTTATCTTTAGGCTTCGGAACTAAATCCTTATGCTCACGTTCAATCTTTTCGGCAATGGCTTCTCTGATGAACTTGCAAACGTTAATTCCGTAGCTTTTAATTTTTATTAATGTGCAAAATTGCGTTTCTGTAATCTTAATTACCTTAACTTTAGTGTATCTTTTCATAGTTTTGTAATACTTTTATAGCGACAATTAGATAGTTATGTGAGATTGCTTTGTTCGGTCTTAAAACAAACTCTGTTGCTGTAAATCTTTTTCTTTTATTTTTTCCCAACGCTTTTTCGCATCGTTGTAAATTGAAGTGTCTATTTCAATTCCAATAAAATCTCTTTCTAATTCATCACAAGCTAAACCAGTTGAAAAACTACCAGCAAAACAATCTAAAACTACATCGTCTTTATTTGAGTGAATTTCTATCAATCTTTTTAATAAATCAATAGGTTTTTCGGTTGGATGTATTCTTTGTTTAGAACTTGGTGCGGGATAATTAAATGTTTTTAATTGATTTGCATATCCTGTATTATTATAAACTGCATTTTTACCACGAACATAAATCATAAATTCTAAATCTGAAATATACTTTCCGTTCCCAAATGGAACAGGATTTGATTTTTGCCATATCAGTAAAGTTACAGAATATTTCTTTTGTTCCCAATAATTCATAATTTTAGAAACTTGCTTATTTGAGCAAAAACAAACCATATTCATTACTTTGCTTACTCTTTCAATTTCAGTAAATATTTTTTCAATATCAAAACCAGCACTTATAAAATCAATATGTAAATCCTTTACAAGTTTTCGTTGTGCAAAATCTGTTTTTCCGCCTCCGTGATTATCTAATTCATAAGGCGGGTCAATACAAACAAAATCAATAGATTTATTTGGTATTAATTTTAGCTGTTCTAATGCTTCTCCGTTAATTAGTTTCATAATCTTTTAATTTGCTATTTAATTGTTCTAAAATATATTCCGAATGAACTTGTTGTGCATCTTCTATTATATCTTTTAAAAAAATTATTTTGTCATTTTTTATAAAATCTATTAACCAATCAACTTTTTGATTTCCGTTCATATCTGTTCTTGATATGAGCTGATTTAATTTTTCAACTTTTTGTATTTCCATAATTTTAATTTTTAGATACTATGGTCGGACTCGAACCGACATACTTCTTAGCGTTTCTCACTAAGCTGTCCCCAATTGCACCACATAGTATTTTTTTGCCAACGCTCTAAAAAATAAAAGAAAAAGCGTCTGTGTTTAAATTAATATTTCAGTTATAAAATTCCGCAACCATCACATAACACGGGTTTGTAGCAATTTGCCGAATATACTAACCGCTTAGGCAAACTGCAACAAGCCCGAAAACGTTGCCAGTAATACTACGTTAATTGCATATAAGAGAAAATGTGCTCCACAATCCCTACATTCCAACCATCGCCAATTAAATTACCAGCTTGTGCTTTATTTAGTTTTTTTGTATAACCTATTGGGATATTGTGCAGTTTTTCCAATTCTGTTTGAGTGCAATATCTCACTCCTTTGCTTTCATCCATAGTTTCGTCTGTATAAATTATTGTTGTCATTCCAGTAGTTGCATATCGGTGTAACATATACCTTTGATTTGCATCACGACCACAGCTTGTATTTAAACAAGTATGTTTTCTTTTATCTGAATATCCATATTCTAAAACATCATTTAATAATATTTTTTTATCTCTCGGTTGTGGTATTGCACTTTTACGATTTCCAAACAAATCAAAACTTTCAGGGCCGATATTCGTCCAGAATAATCTATCTCTTAAAGCTCCACTTACTTTTGAACCACATAACCTTACGGGTTCAGTTCCTAATAAATCAGATATTGTACTATATCCTATATCGTCCATTATTACATTTTCAAGTAAATAGT